ATTTTCGCTTCTCGCTTCTCGCTTCTATCATGCCTCGCGGTATTAGTTCAGGGACTCGCACTGCTGCGTCACGCGCTATGGGCGCCGTCGGAACCGTCGCAAATACGGTGACCGGTGGCGTAGCCGGCGCAGTGGCAGGTGTTGTTTCGGACGCCGTTAGAGGTTCTGCTGCACAGGTTGCAGCGTGGTATCGCGAACGTGAGCTGATTGGGCGATATGGTCCGGTGATCGGAGTGGCTATTGCCTCTATCACTGCGTTGAACTTCAACCAAGTTCTTGCGGCTGTGATGGCTTTTCGTAAGATTGTCAAGTCGCTGCGTACATCTGATTCAACTCCAAGCCCGACGCTCGGAAGTGGACTCCCCAAGCTTAGCGCTGGGTTTGAGAGTTCATGGAAACCGTCGTGCCCGGAGCACTTTAGGGTGTATGTTATGTTGGCGGGCATTCTCTCGCTCTTCGTGTCTAGGGTCAGGACCTACACGATCCCTCTGGTGGGATGGAAAACCCCAGAGGTCAGGCCGCGTCGAGCGGGTGCGCTGATTTTGGCGTGCTTGGCAGTTGAACGCATTGCGCGGATCTGGTGGAGCCAGCGCGGGTCTCCTATTGGTGCGGAGCGCACCACGCCGTATGTTTCGGCAACGCTTCAGTCTGGCTCTATGAGCTCGAGCCAGCAAAGGCAAGTCTTTGTCGATACTCCAATCGTTCAGAGCCGCGCCATTCCATGTGACCACACTCACGGTTTGAGCGCGAATTCCCGCAACGCTGGCAGCGCCACTGCAGCGTTGGTAGCCCAGTCCTTGGGGCTTGAGCCATACTACGTGCAAATGTCGTTGAGCGATGTGCGTAAAGATCGAGATGGAGACCGCTCGTTTCATTGGGCGAAGGACTTGGCTGTGCCCCCTGCCGAGTTTCATTTTGATTGCACCGAGCAAGCAGCGGTGCTTGTTGACGTAGATCATTATATCAACATGGAGCAACTCTTGTCGCGTCACCCTGGGACGTACTTGATCTCTACTTTTCAACCCACCGAGTGTGCTGTCGGTGAAGGGGAGTACACCTTCCGTTTCCTACCTTCCGGAAAAGTCCGATACCGCGTGAGCGGTGGAGCGAAGTACGAGCATGAAGTTTGGGATTTTAAGGGTGACACCATTTTGGTGGAGGATGTGGGATACTTCAAGAAGACCGTGGTCAGCTATCATCTGGACCGCAAGTATCTGGACCCTCACCATTGCCTCGTTATGCTCTCTCAAATCGGGCGTTTCGAAATGCCGTCTCTTATGCCTACCTCTTGGGTTATAGAAGGGGAGCGCTTGGAACGGTTGAGACCCGTGTTTGGGGAGTACGTTGTGCTTGACGTGATGACTCCTGACGGGCTCAA